CCTGCAGGGTTGCCACAAGCCCTCCTGCAGGGCGACCAGCTCGAACAACGGGCGAGGAACCCGTAGACCTAAAGGATACAAGAGTATGCCACGACTTTCAAGTCCCGATCCGCAGATTGACGCGCTGCTCGCCACCAGCGCCCTGGTGGAAGTGGCCTTGCAAGCCTTTATCGATGAAGGGAAATTTACCACCCGGCGTATTTTGCCAGGCTTCTGGCAAAAGTTCCTGGCCTCGCCGCATGGAGCACCGTGGCAAGACGGAAAGCTGGAAAAGGAGCATATACCGGAGCCGGGCACACCTATCAAACTCACCTGTAACAACGGCCTATGTTTAGAAGTCGCCTACTGTCCAGAATGCGGCAAGTGTCATCACCATTGTCCCGGGCATCGTCTCGTCACACCTCCAAGCCTTTCCCCTACCCCTCCGCAAGACGATCTCTTTGACCTTCTGGCGCGGGGCCTGCAAGATCGGCTCAAGCCTGGCGCCACGGCGTTGGACGAAGATCGCGTCCAGGCGCTCATTCACCAGGCATTGGCGGACGAACGCGCCAAGCACCGCTACACCATCGTCACGCGTTCTATTGACGAGAAACAGATACGTGTCACGCCTACCGATCTCCCGATGCCCCGCTGGTTCCCCCGCGTCTACAAACAAGCCCTATGCCGGGTCCACACGTTGCTTGTGGGGCCACGGGGCTGCGGGAAAACGGTGACGGGCGAGTTGCTGGCACAGGCGTTAGCGCTGCCCCTGTACACCATTTCGCTCTCAGCGGGAGTGAGCGAAGGCGTCCTGCAGGGCTGGTTGCATCCGTCCAAAGCGGGGTTGCTCTTTGAATATAATCGTTCGTCTTTTGTGCGGGCCTACGAAGAAGGCGGTGTCGTATTGCTGGATGAACTCGACGCGGCGGATCCCAATATGTTGATGATTCTCAACGCGGCACTCAGTAATAGCCACTGGGAGATTCCGCTCAGGGGCGAGCATGCCGCACCGCTGGTCAGACACCAGGATTTTGTGTGTCTCGCCGCTGCCAACACCAAAGGACACGGGGCTGACCGCGTCTATGTTGGCCGCAACCAGTTGGACGGGGCGACCCTCGATCGTTTTGCGATGGGCCGCCTGACAGTGGATTACGATGAGGCGATGGAAATAAGCGCCTACGACAAGGCTACTGTCACGTTTGGGCAGCGTCTACGCGCCAGATGCCGCGCCCAGCAAGGATGGACGCGGGATGTCTCAACTCGCAACATTGCGGACGCCTGCAAGTTACAGCAACAACTGAGCTTAGAGGAAAGTTGGTACAACTATTTTGAAGATTGGGAAGACACGCACTGTGAGCAAGTTGGTGCGGTGCGAGACCGTGACCGCATGCGTGTCACGTTGGAATGACACGAGTGGGGGAGCCACGTCTTCCCCATAAGGAGCCCCCCCCCCATGCCGAAAGTACACATGCGCGTTGAGTATTTGCAAGTGTCCTTTGGAGGCGTCGTGGCCCTGTACTACACCGCCTGTGGTCGATTACTCAAGAACAAGCCACACGGGCGAACGATCGCTGACGTCACCTGTCTCTCTTGTAAACGCACCAGTTACGCCGCTCGGTGGCGTCACTACCACAAGGAGCCCCCATGCTCACCTTCTACTACGCAAGTCTAGGCGCCATGATAGACGCGGTGGAAGCCACGCCGCGAGACTCGAGTACTGGCGTCTATCTCCACCAGGGCGCCAGTGGCTCGACCAGCACAAATAACAATACCTTCTACGGCCGTCCCCTGGCCTCGATGGTGGCGGACTGCCGCGCTATGCTGCCGTTTAGTGGAGCGATCAATGATATTGAAGCGATGGCCAAAGAGCTTACCGCCCGCCTACCACCGCCGCGCAGCGTCAAACGCCGGCGTGTCCGCGCGGAAGTCGGAGACCATCCGGACACTGATAGGATGCTCCGCGGCGATCTCGCCCATGCCTGGGTGACCACGCGGAAGCTTCTCCACGATGATCCGACCGCTCTCACCACCATTATCCTTCCCGTCGCCTATGCCAGTACCACGCCGCACACCACGATCTACTGGACTATGGCGGCAACACTCGCGCTCGCCTGGCTCCTGGAAGACTCGGGACGGCGAACCTGTCTTGTCTCGCTGGAGTACTGTGTGCTGACGGGTGTGAGCCCCACCACGGAGTTCTCGTCCGTCACTGTTCTGAAGGCCCACGAGGCGCCCTGGAGTCTCCAGGAAGCCATCATCACCACCGACAGAGCCTATCTCCGTCGCCTGGTCTTTCGTCTCCAGGATTGTCTGCCGACGCCGCCAGACCTAGGGTATGGCTACGTGCCCAGTCGGGGAGCATTGCAAGAGCATATTGCGTGGTGTTCGCAAGAATATGACTGGAGACACGTCATCACCGGAGCGCATCCGCAACACGATCACATCAGGGACAGAAGCAATGCACTCGCCTGGATACAGGCGCAGCTGACGAGTCTCGAAGCCGTCGCACTCTAACCAGAGTCCCCGCAGTTACTAGTAGCTGGCAACCGCGTATGCGCAACGCTAGTGGCTGTGGGGCATACAGAACAACGAGGAAAGATTCCCATGGCTACACCGCTGTCGAAAACAGAGATACACCGTACCGTTGATACACTGATTGTTCTCGTCTCCGCTGCAAGGCATACAACAGGCGTCGACCAGCAAGAAACATTTAACGTCATCTTCGAGACCTTAGCACGCCTACAGGGCCATCTCTACGACGATATCAGCCACGAACTGCCACATCACGAGTAAAGGAGCCATTCATGCATCCACGACTCATCAAAATAGCCGTCCCAAAGGTCACACTCGCCGATCGTGACCGCGTCTCCAACTGGCTGCGCTGCCTTGAAAAAGAGGCACTGCTGCCCAAGGAACGGGGCACCCCCGATGCCATGCGAGTAGCAATCGCGTATGTCCTGAGAGACTGGAGTAGCTGGAAAGGCGACGATGGCACCGTCTACCGCGCTATTGCCGCGGCGCCTACCGAACAGAAGGGCTTGATGCTCAACATTAACGTGCAAGTCCGCAAGCCTGACGGTGTGCAGTATAGCGAGACGGTGTGCACGCTCAGTGGCGATGAAGGCGACGCACCACAGCGGACTGGCCACTACCCGCTGCCAGAGTTTCGCGCCTTGTATGAAGACCTGGAACCCTGGAAGCTCAAAGACTTAGGCACCAACTGTCTCTTTGATCACGACCTGCGCAATATCGCGGAAGACCTCCTCGAAGGGTCTGTGGATAAATTGTGGAAAGGCGTGTGGCTCTGCCTTGGCAACGCCCCGGCCCTGGAAGAGGTCGCCACCCTGGGCACACTTGTGAGTAGCGGCAGTGTGACTCTTTCGACCCTTACCCTGGATCAAAGTGAGGCAAATCGCCTGATGCTCGCGGACGAACTGGCGAAGGAGTATCTGGGCAAGTTGGAACGACTCACGAAGCGCCTGGCACTGCCCAGGCCCAACCTGGAGGCGATTGAGCGGGACTACATGGCGATATGTGTCCGTATTCGCCAGGCTGAAGAGATGTTAGGGGTCAAAATCCCGTGTCTCAATGAGCAGATTGCGTTTGAAGAAGTGCTGGCCACTACGCCGGCGTGAGGCAAGGAAACCTCTGTGGAATCATCCCCCTGCGCGTTACCTCAGGGGGATAATCCACTCTAAACGCAGTTCAGCTTCAATCTGAGGAGAGCGCCTAGTATACAGAAAGGAGAAGTGCGTGGCAACACCAATAAGTGCCGTCGAAGCAGAATGCCGCTTGAGTATCGGCGTGGCCTACGCCGCATGGCTCTGGGGCCCAGACAGCGACGGGTTTTTTAGCGCGCAGGCCTACGACGAGATACTCGGATTTCACCTCGTGGACTACGAGCGGGCCATGGGGCTCGATCTCCCATGCTAAGAGAGGGCCACGATCATGAGCCACATCGAAGAAGAATGCCGCTACGCTATTGCCGTGGCGTATGCCGAGTGGTGCTGGGCGCACGGGAGTAAAGGGCTGTTCAGTGTCTATGCAGCGGATAGTGATGTCGGCCTCAACTTGCTGGAGTATGAACGGGCCCTGGGGCTCGATCCACCGCTCTAAAAAGGGGACACCTATGGCAGCACCAATGAGTCTGGTCGAACACGCCTGCCGCCTGAGTATCGTGATTGCCTATGCCGAATGGTTTCTGGCACGCCATAAGGGCATTGTGACGGAAGACTTTGTGGCCTACGAACGGGCGCTTGGGTTAGAACCGCCGTTTTAGAAAGGGGACAAGAACAACAAAGTCCTAGACACAAGGGGACTAGGGTGGTAGAGTAGAGGCTCTTGCGTTACCAAGGCGCGGCTAGGTTGATCACCGAACGCTGGAATTTCCCGCCAGCTGCCGCGCCTCTATCATCAGGGAAACGTGAAGGGAACACGTCATGCCAGCTTCTCCCTATGCTGCTATCTGGGAACACTCTCGTTGTAGAAATAGTGAACTACTGCTCTTGCTTGCCATTGCTGATGACGCTGATGCTGATGGGATAGCCCGTTGTTCTGTCGCATCGCTCTCCCGTAAATCTAGACTGAGTTCTCGCCAGGTACAACGCCTGCTCCGCGTGCTCGAAAAAAAAGGCGAGATCTTCACTACCGCCGATGGCCGCCCCGGGAAACCCAACATCTACACGGTGACGTTTACGGTGTCAGGGGTGACATCTGAGGTGTCAGGGGTGACACCGAGGGCAAAGGCCTCTTCTCTTAGTGATGAAACCTGGCCTGGACTACGTGACTTGATCCTCAGTTTTGGACTACCTCTTGAGTATCTGGACGATGACAACTGGTGGAACGCAACCAGTCATGCCGTCGGTGGTATCAATATGCAGGTTCTGGATAAAGAGTTTGGTAAGATCGAGGCGTATCTCATCGAACACCCGCGCAAACGTCCGCAGCCACGCGGCTGGAAACGTTTTGTCCGCACGTGGCTGCAACGCGCTTACGAATACGAAAGGAAATATCATGGCCGCTCCGCTTAGAGACCGCACTGGCGACCCGCTAGACGATCAACGCCACCCTCAAACTGGCCACTCATCCTCAGGTCCCCCACGCTGTGCTGATTGCCTCCTTGCCGACCCGCAAGAACGCACTAGGCATCATCTACGCTGGCTTATGGAGCATGGACTTCAGTCGTTTGGGAACCACGTTACTATGCAGTTCGTCACCTTACGAGAGCCTGGCAAAAAGCGCCAAGATAGCGCCGACACGCTCATAGTCTGGGCGAACAACCTCTTGCAGCAGTATAGCGGTATGGCGCATCCTGACGATGGGCACCAGATGCTCTGGTGGGAAGCCCGTCAGTGGATGATGGAGCACCGTCACGGCGCAGATCCCCGTGTGCGGAACGAACGAAAACTTGTGCATCTCGAACACAAGCGTCTCTTAGGCGCCAGGTATCGTCCGCCGTGTATCCACGGGGCCCAGGAAGATCCTCGTTGGCCCAATAGTGCGTGCGATCCAGAGCTCTGTGATGGCGTGTTTGTTGGCGTAGCTACGGCTGTAGCACCGCATGTTACGCCACCGCTTGAACATCTGCAGCCTATGATCCACCGCGTCACGGCGCATCTCGCCACCGAGCCGGGTGACGATGACCCGCTGGCGATATAAGATGAGCCCAACGCAGCTGCGCATGGCCCGTGCCGCACTTGCCCTCAGCGCGCGGGCCCTTGGCAAGGCGGTGGGCGTCTCCGCTATGGCGATTAGCCGCTATGAACACGGGGATACGGCTGTCATGTCTATGGCGACGGTCATCCGTCTCACGGCCTGGTTTGAGGCGCAGCGCGTGTATTGCGGTCCCAAGGACGGGGTGTGTTGTCGGGCGAACGTGTTTGCGAGCGAGCGCTGGCTAGGACTGGCGTGCTATCAACTCCTCCTGGAGCACGGCATACAGCCCAGTAGCGCGGACTTGCTTGCGGCTGGCGACCGGGCGAAAGGAGCGCGCGATGTTCAATGATCGGCCCGTCGAGGATCCGCGCCTGCAAGAAGCGCTGCAGGCGATGCAGCTCCTGTGCCGGGAATACGATCTTGCCGGCGCTATTATGCTGGTGAGCGAGCACGAGGCCGCGTTTACCTATCCGATCTATACGACCTGGAATGCGGTGGTTGAGGACGAGACCCTGCCGCTGGGGTTTCGCTTTCGTCTCAAAACCGCCGAGCAAGGCCCCGAGCGTGCCAAAGACCTCGCACTTGGGACGGGCCATATGCTGCATCAGCTCAAAGACTTTGGGGCCCAGACCCAACTGTGGATGGGCGATTTATTGCGTCTGTTGCGGCAAGCCGGGATGCGTTTTACCCATGTCCCCTTTAACGGCCGTAAGCTGCCCAGACTGACCAATGAACCTCCACACTGATCCGCTCGCCATCTGAGGTATAGGCAATGAAACGCTATCCCAACCATGACTGTGCATGTGATGATACGGACCTTAGCCTGGCGCAGGCGATCGGCGACTGGCGTGATGGTTCCAAGGTACTGATTACCTGTGGCAAAGGACACCGCAGGGCGATTAGCCGCGCGCTCTGGGAAACGGAGCTTGAGCGGCGGTATCAGGTTTTTCGTGCAACCGATCCCCTCACGCACTAAGGAACTCTCTATGTCTATCGTCCGTGGTACCCGTCATCCAATCGGCACCTGGCGCGTCTGCCCGCAGTGCCGCGAATTCTACTCACACGCCAAGCCCTGCTCTTGTCGTTGGCAGGAGAGTCTCCAGCGAAGCGAAAGACTCTTGCCGGCTTTACAAGCGCTCCTGGTGTCTGTACGGAGGTGGTGGCATGGCGACACCTAAACCGCGTATCAAAGTGAAACCGCTCGTCCTCCAACCAGGGCACTGTCCCACGTGTGGCCATCTCCTGGTCGAAGTCGTGACGAGCGCTGGCGAAGTGCTGTTACTCGACACAATCGCCCCGGCAGTCTGGGTGCTCTCAGGTCGAGAAACCCCGGAAGGAAGACCGCTGGCTGTCCCGAGCAGAGGCTATGTTGTCCACCAGGAGCCGTGCCGTGGCTGAGATACACTTCCAGGGCCGCACGTATAAAGTGGGCGGTGATGCTCGCCACGAGGATGTAACGCTTCCCGACTGGTTCCCGGCCTCTGTGCATACGAGCTGGCGCGAGAGCCTCGAAGCGTGGGGACCCTCCAGAACTTACGGCCGGGTATACCGTAATCAGGGCGAAGGCTTGCTATTACTGGTTTCCTGTGCACGCTACAGTGACGCGCAGCGCTGGCTGCATCTTTCCGTCACCAGACGTGATGGGAAGATACCGACCTGGGAACAGATGAGTCAGGTGAAGCGCGTCTTTATCGGCGATGAACGTACTGCCTATCAGGTGATGCCACCGAAGAGTAAACATGTCAATATGCACAAAGCGTGTTTGCATCTGTATAGCTGTGTGGATCTCGATAGCTACCTGCCAGACTTTACAGCGGGAGGAGAAACCATCTGATGGAACTCGACGGACTCAATATCATCTGCCTTGATTTGGAATGCCTCCGCAGTCCAGACGATTGCCGCTACTGTGGCAAACCACCTGAACAGTGCCAAGGGCCCCTGCGTATTCCGCCGGTACTTCCCCATGGTTTTGTCAAGATTGGCTGGGAGAACAAGCCGGCCCTGGGACTCTCCATCGGCTGTTACTACGCCTACGGGGATAGTCGTCTGCACTTTTTTGACCGCCACACCCTGGAAGACACCATAACCTCCTTCGTAGAAATGGCTTGTCTGCTCGTGAGTTTCAACGGGATAAGCTTCGACTTCTCGCTGATGCGTGGACTCCTCAGGCAAGAAGCGGACGCGCTCCGGCTCTCAGAGTCCGACGCGGATCTCTTTCGGAGTGGGGTGCTGGTCGAGTTGTGCGATCGGTTCAAGGATCTCTGCGCGGTGTCCTACGATATCCTGGCTGAAATCTGGCGCGCAGACCCTCAGGGCAAGTTTGAGCGCGGGGTGAACTCCCTGGACGCGATTAGTCAGGCAAATGGGCTGGGGACGAAAGCGTTGACTGGAGTGATTGCCCCACGCCTGTGGGCCGAAGGCCGTTACGCGGAAGTGATCAACTATTGTGCCGCCGATGTTCATAAGACCAAAGCCCTCTTTGAGATGGTCTGCCGTGGCCAACGTATCCTCCGTGGCAATAGCAAATCCCTTGTGTTACCGCCACCTCCAGGCCTGGAGACGTTGCAACCGATATAACACTATGTTATAGTTATGTGAGAGCTAGTAGTGATGTTCCCTTTTCTGTGAGGAAATTCCCCATGGCTGAGATCGACAGCGCCAGAACACTGACCGTCGTGTCGAATGGGTTGCAAGTCCGTGACCAGACGTCCGCACTGCCGCAAGTAGCCGACGTCATGGCCCGCATGGCCTGGATGACGGAGATGCGGCCGGTTATGCGGCAGTATATTGAGCAGCACATGGACCCGGCGAGACATATGTATAGCTTTGAAAACAATCGCTATACGCCCCTCTCTAGGGCCACGCTGGGCGAGATGCTCGCTGAAGGCAAAAAGCCGGCCCTCAATCAAGATGGGGTGCACAATCTGCTCTCCCTCTTTGACTGCTACGCAGACGTGGCTGACGTACTGGAAGAACGGGATACGGAGCAGTTCTATCACTGCCGTGTCACCGTGCGCTTTATCTCGTTTAGCTCTGGCAAGTGTATTGGCGTTGGGACTGGCTCGTGCACCACACGAGAATCGAAATACGCCTATCGCTGGCTCTACACCAGTGAAATACCGAAAGGGACTGACCGTTCGCTCCTCAAATCGCGCACGTTCACCGGTCGCAACGGCAATGAATATACGCGCTACCGCATGGACAATGAGGATATCGCGGATCAGGAACCGAACGTGTTGCAGATGGCGATCAAGCGTGCCAAGTCCTCTGGCGTCAAAGCCTTACCCTTAGTCTCAGAGATGTTTGCGACGTTAGGTGATCCTGATGAAGAGAAAGTTGAGGGTGACGAACGCCGGCAACATCTCCTCACGCAACTGGGGACCTGGCTCCGTGGCATGAAAGTCTCGACGCGTACCAAGGCGATTTTGGCCATCTTTAGTGAACCACTCCGGATGACGGAGCTCGGGAATCTTGATGAAGAACGGCTGCGTGTGGCGCTGCAACTCATTGAGATTGCGACGAAGCAGAAGGTGTCGTGGGAGTCGCCAACACTGACGACTGATCTCAAAACGGCACTGGCGACGTCTGCAAAAGCCGCGAGTGCTGATCTCTTTGGCGATCCCTTGCCGACCACGAATCGTCAGACAGGTGAGATTATCGATGTCAACGCGATGCCCTTTGACCAGGATGCCAGTGCTGCGCTTGACCGGGAGCTGGCGGAGGAAGAAGGCTAGTTATGGCTTCTCCCTTCGCCAACCATACCTGCGGCTATTTCTGTGAGGGCAACCGGCATGCCGTTGAGGCGATTGCGAAACCCGAGATGTCTGCAGCGGCTATTCGTGAGGGGTATGACACGTATGTCCGGCAGCATGGCTGGCGCGTAGTCGCTCTCCGTGAGGCGCCTGAGGCGGATACCGAGGTGTGGAAAAAGATGATGGGCTGGCACTGGGACCCCGCCCTCGGACGTCCTGTCAGTGGGGGAGGGCTCATTCCTGGTGACGTGGTGTGCTGGCTCGTGACGATAGAACGGATAGAGCATGGCGAAGCGGTGTGAGTGCCCTGCCAGTGGTGCCTGGTATTGTGCGTTTTGTACAGCGCTCGCCGCACGTGCCGGGCTTGTCGTGCGTAGCTCGCCTCTTGAGCCAACTCCTCAAGCGATTGCGGCCGAGGCGACCGGAACTGCCTTTCAAAACACCCTCTACACCTACGCCCTGAACCACGGCTGGCTGTTCTACCATGCCTACAAAAGCCGCAAAAGCACGCCAGGATGGCCCGATGTGGCGTTGTGCCATCCAGAGGGTGGGCCGCTCTACCTCATCGAAATCAAGCGCGTTGATGAAGCCGTGAGTGCATTTCAACAACGCTGGTTGGAGGCGCTTGAGAAGGTAACCCACGTGGAAACTGGCGTCTGGCGCCCTGCCGACTGGCCACAGGTGCAGAGGTTGCTAGCGCAGCATAATCAATAAGTTACAATTAAGGTGACAAATTTATTTATGGCAAGGGGAACAAAATAAAATCGGCCATTGACAGCACATCTCGACTGCGTGAGAATGCGCCTCAGGGGATAGCTTGTGCTCCATCCCCTGACACGACTTCCACAACATTTACAGGAGGCGTAAACGCCATGGCAGATGAGAATAGCATAAATTCTTTGTTTGCCCCGCTTGGTCCGCTTGGCCCACAGAGTCCGCTCATGCAAATGATTGAACTTTGGGGCAAGCGTTACTACAGTAGTTTCCGGCATCACTACGACTACTTAGAGCGTAGCGATGCGCATGCCAGATATCGTCTACACAAAGATTTTATACGTTTACTACGATCTATCGATGCCTGGGACCTTTACCTTGAGCAAGGTGAAGCCCTTGAATTACGCTGGATGAAAGGTGGTAAAGTCAGTAGCGCAAAACCTGCGCTAGTAAACGATATCAATAACTTGCCGCCACTTCTCAGACTTATGTTTAAGGCAAATGGATATAGACCACTTATCTTTTTGACTGCAAGCGCTCAGCATGCACTTTTTGAACGACTTCCTGATACGCTTAGCAAGCAAGTCTCTGTGGCCAAGAATGTCTATGTAGCACGGGAGCAGCAACAAGACGCTCGCAAGCCCTCCGCGCTCTTTCCTGTCGAAGCTGCGGACAGGCAGCTCAAGTCCTATTTGTCGATTGCCGGCCAGTTAGGAACGCCCTTGCATATCGCTCAGCAAATTGCCGCAAGAGAAATTAAGCGTGACACCGGCATTGATCTCACACCGATGCTCATCTCAGCGCCAGCACAGCAGGCGGTAATAGAAGAAGAGATGATGCTTGAGCCGAGCCTTCTCGCAAAGAAGTTTGGCTTTCGTGATGATGGTCGGCATGTCAACAGGCTCTTAGAAAGAGTTGGTTGGCAGATACGATTAGTCAGTGGTGAATGGGAAGCGACCCCAGTTGGCAAGCTCTACTCCATTCCTCACCCATGGGTTAAACCAGAGAAGACAGGTTACAATCTGAAGTGGAAAGTAGAAGAAGTACGGAAGGTCTTTCGCGACCACGGCTTTCTACCTGGCCAGCAAGAGAGTGAGAATATCTAGTATGTCCATCAAACGTCTGCTCCTTGTCCTTGTCATCGGGCTCCTGATGCTCGTGGCCTTCGCCCACGCCGCCACCGTGCAACTCACCTGGGACGCTCCGGTGTGGCTGGCAGGCCAGACCCCTATCGCGCTCCTGAGCTATGTCCTGGAACGCGACACCGTTGAAATTGCCCGGCCTTTGGCCCCGCCCTATAGCGACACCGTCTCTCCAGGCACGTATACCTACGCCGTGCGTGCGCTCTACGCCGGCAATCAGCTCTCAGGCCCGTCCAATGCCGTGACCGCGACTGTTGCGGCTCCACTGCCGGTGCCAGCGCCTACGAACTTCGCGTGCGTGTTTGTGCCGGGGGCGCTCCCCACGTTTACCTGTCAGGCGCTCGTGAGTGGCCCACCGACCGGGCCGTATCCCTTGCGCCCTGCGGGGTCGATCACGGCGCAGGCCGATAGTGCCGAAGTACTCATGCAGGCCAGCGGGCCCGCCGCGCTCGCCGTGGATGGCCAACCCACCACCTTTTGGCATACGCAGTATGTCAGCATTGCGCCGCCGCTGCCGCACACACTGACGCTGGACCTGGGGGCAACGTTTTGGTGTGATGGCGTGCGGTACGTCCCTCGGCAAGATCCCGGCCAACTCAATGGCACGATCACGAGCTACCGCCTGGAAGGGTCCGCGGATCTGGTAACCTGGGGTCCACTCGCCGCTGGAACCTGGGCGCTGGATGCGAGCGAGAAGGTGGTGCGGTTTGCGGCAACCAGGGCCCGCGCCGTGCGCCTGGTCGCGCTACTGAGTAACGGCACCCCGTATGCCAGTGCCGCGGAGGTAGGCGTGTTTGCCACGCCAGCCCCGTAGAATGGCAGGGGTTACATCCTAGGGAATGATCCCCTGCACCTGCGTATTCATACTCGCAATACTCGTCGCTAACACCCCGAGCCGTGCGACCGCATCCGCCGCGGCGGTCTGCAGCGCTTGATCGGTTGGTGCACCACTCAGGGCGTTGGCGATCTGCTGGATCTCCGTCTGCAATGTCGTGTTCAAGGTATCAAAACCAGCCTGGACACTCTGGACAGCGGCGGTTAATTGATCAGCAGCTTCTGACACTTTGGCTCCTAAGCTCGCAAGAATGGTTATCAGTTGTCCCAATCCCTGATGCAGCTCACTCCGTAGCTCGTCAAGTTCAGGAATGCTTAACGTCAAGTGCATGTCGCTAGGAAAACGTAGGTGCACGTTAAAATCACTCATACTTGAGAATACTCTATTTGTCCGGTAGATTCTCCACCGCCACATACTTCAGCACATACGCTTTGGCAATCACACTTTGCAGTAACGCGCACTCGATTTTGGCCCGGCGCATAATCGCTGGCAAGATATAGGCCGCATCGCGCTCCGAATCACTAATCAGATCGCCCATATCCTGCGTGCGTTCAAACAAGGCCACGGTGAGTTCCTCTTCCTCCGCATCGGTCAGTTGCGACGGGGGGCCAATACGTGCGAGCAAATCATCCATGCGGGGCGTGTGGAAGTGCGTCAGTTCCTTGACCAGAATCGTTTGTAAGGCGGTGGAAATAGGCATCACCTTCTGATCAATCACCGCCAGAGACGTTTCGATTTTGACCAGCCGCATTAAAATATCTTCTCGCTCATGGCGGGCTTGTTCAACCCGGTGTGCGGTATCCTCTACGATACGCTCCTGCGCTTTGTCACGGCGGGCGAGACTGGTCCAGTAGGCCACCGACAGAAAACTGATCAAGGCACTTAAGAAAACTAATCCAACTTGCCACCATTGAAACATACGTTAATTCTTTCCGGGGAATCTTCCGAGACTTCCTTAAAGTCTGAGTTGGCTTGGACAACGGTTTGCAGATGCGTCAGGCGGGATTCAAGATTCCGCACGTGCCCGTACAGAAACGTCTTTACTTCTCCTATTTGCTGATCACATTTGCGGTGATGGGCGGAGAATTTGCGTGTTTGGAACAGGAGCGCCATAACACTGCCAATGAGGACGCCATGCACCACCATCGTGATGACGCTCAAGCTGAGTAATGATAGCATAATTCGGTACCCTCCCCCCTCCTTATATGTGAGAGCTTTGCGCGTACATCTTTTTCTGTTGCAGAGGTCACAAATAAACCACTACAATCCAGGGCAATCCGTACAGGTCTCCCTCTACGGATATGGCTCAATACAGACGGAGCCACTGCCAGAAGTATCCTGGGTATACCCAGGTAGTCGAGCGGACACCTCGGAAATCGCTCGCACGATGCAAGCTTTTGCGGCCTGTCTCTGCGAGAAGCCCACGCTTTGAGGCGTGTGGAGTGTCATATTTGACAAAATTGTATGCACATCCCCTGTAAATACTCCTCTATCATACAGTAGTTCGCAGTCTTGTGCGGTTAATCTTTCGGCATGGCTGGGACGGGAGGTTCTGGTAGAACGGTAGGCTGGGGTTTTTCCAGATCTTTCAAACGCGCTTCGGCCTTTTCAGCACGAGTCTGTAACTGTTCATTGGCGTCTAATAGCACGGCAATAGCTTGCCGTTTATTATCTACTTCGCCGCGTAACAGTAATAGCTCTTTATCACATCTGCTCGCATTGTCCTTGCACGTTTGGGGAGGTTGTTGAGCAACAACACTCATTACCAAGAGCAGTAATAAGAGCATGATAGACCATACGAGAATGAGTTGTCGCATTATTTATAGCACTCCATGGCGACAATGGTATTGGCCCCACTTGCCGGGGAGTTCGTGCCATGCGACTGGATCGTCCAGGCATTGCCGGCTGTTAGCGCCGCGGTGTGCGTGAGATCCGAACAGCTCAGGGCCGCGCTGGTAATCTGGCAGGTGAGGGCCGTTGCCGCTAACGCCCCGCGTGCGCCTGTCCGCAAGGTAATATCCCAGGTGCCGGTGCCCCCAGGGGCGGTACGGACGCCGACCCGCATATTGCGACAGGTGATCGCCATAGGCACCGTCGCCATATCCACGTTCGCTTCCGTGGTACTGGTAATCCCCGTCCCCCCGCCGATATAGGTATCGACGGTAAAACCGGCGGCCGAGGACATGACAGTCCAGGCCGGGCCCCCGTTGGCCACCGGGAGCACGCCGGTGACATCGGCGGTAAGGTCGACCGCCGCACAGGTTGCCGCCCCACTGGCGTTGAGACTCCGGGCAAACTGGTTGGTACAGGAAGTGCCGGCATAGGCCGAAGGGGTACTGACACTGGCGGAGACGGTATTGAGGAGCAGTCCCGTCGTGAGCGCCCCCAGGGAGACTTCCGCCGACAGCCCGCTTTCCGCCTGTGTCGTGACGTAGTGCGCATCGGTGGGGGCGCCACCGCCTGACCCGGTACATCCCGCGCCGCTATCGGAGAGATCGGCACAGGCCAGTCTGGCAACTGTCAGCGCACTCCCAGCGCCCGTTTGTTTGACGACCTGCGAGGTGCCGCCTGTCGCCGAGAAGTCCGTCGTGCCAGCTGGCAGCGTCAGCGTATTCGACCCGGCTGCAGCGGGCACGGCGAGCGTCACAGTGCCTGACGATGATCCGCCGACTTTGAGTTTGGTCGAGGCAAAGGTATGAATGCCCGTCCAGGTGGGCGCAATACTGACATCGAGCGCCGGGGCTCCGTCTGAGCGCATGGCCGTAATCGCCGACCCATTGACCGCCGTAAGCCCGAGTGAGGCCGAAGGATTAGCGAGAGCCGAAATGCCACTGAAGGACAGCCCAGCGGTGCCGACTTTATCACTGAGAATGCCAGCAAGCTCTGCGGAGGTGGTTGAGGCAAACACGCTCAGCTTATTGGCCGTGTACGCGACCGTGCCACCCGTTCCTAGCGTAATGGTGGAGGCGTCTGTACCTGCCAGAGTCAGCGTGTTGCTGACCGTCAGCGTTTTGCCATCGGCGATAGTAAGTGTTGCACTCGTCGCTGGTGCGGTAATTGCGACTTTATTGAGGGACGTCGCTGTCGCAACCCCCAGTGTTGGGGTGACCAGTGCCGGGGACGTATTAAAGACGGCGGCCCCTGTGCCTGTTGGATTACTCAGTGTCGCCAAGAGTTGGGCTGAGGTTGTGGCGGCAAACTGTGATAGCGGCGAGCCTGTCACGCCGCAGGTAGGACAGGCAATCGTCCCTGTAGTGGTGATCGTGCCTCCGGTAATGGGCGTGGTGGTCGCTAGACTGGTGACGGTGCCGCTGCCGCCTCCCCCACCCGCACCGTTCACGGTCAGGCACGGCACACCGGAACACGAGGCAAAGCTACTGAGAAACAAGTCATTGAGATTCATGCTTCCGGTCCAGGGACCGGTCGCCGCGACATTTTGAATGGTGAGACACGGCACCCCACTACAGTTTTGAAACGAGTTGACCAGGACATCCTGCGCATTCGCTGCGTAACTGAGCGGGACGGGAACAGCCAGCGCGAGAAGCACGCACAGCACACCACAGAAGCGTTGCATACACATGTCCTTCAGTACGCCGTGGCCATACACGACAGAATATCGCTCGCCGTCCAGGCAGCCGCTGTCCCTGCTGCCGCAAAGTTCCCAATCGTGGCGGTCGTGGCGCTGGTGGCCGTTTGTTTGGTCGTAAAGACCGTAGCACTGGTAGTGGTATTATCGGTACATTGAACAGCCCAGCCGACGTTGGCGGTGGGCAGACCAATCACCCCGCTGGTAGCGCTTCCTCCTGTGCCAACGTTGATCGTAAAACTGCACGTGCCATTGTTGTTGGGAATCGAGGGCGAGCTGCCAAAGCCTGAGGAGATCGTGGGGGCGACGGCTGAGCACAGGGCCTTCCCCGCCATACGCAGCACACTCGTACTACTCACGTTCAGATCCCCGACCAGATTGAGATGGTTCCCCAGATTCGCCAGGCCCACCACACTGATGTCGCCTGTCGCGGTCATATTGCCCGCACTATAGAGATCACCGGCATACAGCACACTACTGCTGCGGTCCCGGTTAGCGAGGTACTGGCCACTGAGCCCAATGAGATCGACGTCGCCCGCGACCCGTACCTTGGCCACATTGGCGTAGCGTACGGCCGTTGCGGCTGAGCCCGCAAAATAGGCGTAGCCATTGACATATGGCGCCATCCCATTGGCAAAACCCATCGAGGAGCCCGTCGTGAGATTGGACGCCGTCCAGGTCCCCAGCGTGCCGTCCGCATTGAGACTGGCGTATTCAATGGAGGCAATGACAGTGCCCGCCGTATTGTTGCCGCCGACCCGGTAGATAGTGCCATTGGCGACGTAGGCCGCAAACTCAGACGCCACCACCGTCATACTGGTTGAGGTCGCAAACACCCCAGGCGCCCCCGAGGTCCCAAGGAGACTTTTGCGGGTAGTGGCAATCTCATTGGTATAGGTATTGTCCACTTTGCCACCGATATAGTAGAGATAGCCATTGGCGCTAAAGGCCGCGCCATCGGCCACGGAGATATCCAGGGCATTGCTGGAGGTGGTCCAGGAGCTTAACGTGCCGTTGGCGTTCACCGTCGCATAGTAGACCGTCGCCACGGCAGCGCCGGCGGTGGTAAAGCCCCCGAGCACATAGATGGTGCCATTGGTATAGACTGCCTGGGCATCATAGAGCGCTACCGGCAAGGCCGTCGTCGTCGCCCAAGTCCCGACGGTGCCGTCCGCATTGGGCTTGCTGTAGTAAACCGTGGTGGCAGCCGTATTGATGTTACTGGTAAGATGCCCGCCGAGGATATACAGCATGCCGTTGGCCACCACGCCAGCACTCCCCGAGCGGGCCAGTGGCAGGGTATTCGTCCCTTCGACCGTCCACGACGCGATCGTGCCATTGGCAGCAATCTTGCCAATTTCAATGGCGGTGGTAGGCGTTACGCCATCAGAGCCTTTGCCACCAATGGAATAGAGATAGCCGGCGTGGGTGAGGACCCGGGCATGGCGCACGACGGCATTGAGCACCGTCGTGGTGGTAAAGCTGGCCTGAAAATCGGCGTTCTGGGCGTTGTTAAACGTCGCACTGGGGCCAAAGAACCGGGCACTTTCAACGCTGGTATTATCGGTTGTTGACGTGGCGGCGGTGCCGGGATAACTAAAGATCGTGACCAGGCCCGTTCCCGTCCCCGTACTAATGCCCGGTCCTATCGCCAACTGGCCCCCGTTCTTGTTGGTCGCCCCGCTGGTGGCACCGCCCGCTTGCAGCGTCAGGGCGCTGCCCGCCGTGTTACTCGTGGTAAAGCGCTCGAGGGCCACGGTGCGTGCCGCATCGCCGCCCAGACTGAAGGCCGAAGACGGAGCGGTAGTCAGAATGCCCACGCGGTGATTGGTGGCATCAACAATGAGCGTGCTGGTGTCGACTACGACGGTATTGCCGGAGGCGCCGGTGAGCGTCAGGCTGGTTAGTGACGGGGTGGCTGTGTACGCGGGAAGCGTGCCCGTACCTGCCGAGGCCAGCACCGACCCTGTGGCGACGGCGGCGACCTTACTCAGCGCCGTTGTGGTACTGGCGGCGAGCAGATCCCCAATGGCATACGACGCAAAGCCCGTACCGCCGCTGGTGGCTGGTAAGGGCGTGGTGAGGACGAGGGCACCCAATGTGGCGGTGTCCGTGGCTTTGACGTACGTGAAACCGGCATCGGCCCCTAAGACGCCGCTGTCATTAAAAATCACTTGCGTATTTGAGCCTGGCGATGGCACGCTTGCCCCTGAGACGCAGCCAAAACTATTGGTGGAGCGGGTGTACGTCAGGCCCTGCGTGGGGCAGTTACTGAGCGGCAGGTGATAGACGCCGCCCACGACATCAGTCACATCGACAAAGGTATCTTGGGCCAGGACGGGAACGGTAAGTACGAGGAGACAGAACCACAGCAATACAACAACCCATCGTTTCATGCTACACTCCATAAGTGGCACCGGGTTCGAAACCGGGGCAGGGTTCATCGCCTGCCAGCCACATCCTCTGATGCCTTTGTGATGTAAGGAAGACCATGTACAAACGCGACCTAGAAGCCGCCAAAGTCTACAATAAGAAATATCACCAGAATCATTACGAGGAACATCTAAAACAGGGCGCCATCTACCGCGAAAATAATAGGGCACTCCTTGCTCAAAAGCAGCGAAAGTATTACGCGCTTCATAGAAAGGAAAGGCTGCTTAATACTAAAACCTATTTTAATACTCATAAAGATTTATGTCACCATCTCTCGAAACGCTATAAATCTCGCAAAAGACATGCACTACACGTTGATCTTAGTCTTCAGCAATGGGAAGAAATCCAAGCTGCCTATCATTACCGCTGTGTCTACTGCGATAAGAAACCACGCAAGCTCGAAATGGATCACATTACCCCATTATCGAAGAATGGCAATCATACTGCCACAAATATTGTCCCCGCCTGCCGAAGCTGTAATGCCAAAAAGAGAGATAAAAAACCACTTGTTCCTGTTCAACCAATTCTCCTCACCGTTGCTCAACCAAAACCTAGTCTCCTGGTTGTGGCAAAGGAGGTTGCTCCTTTTTCCACTGATACCCTTCAGAAGTAAGGGCACCGGCGAGTGCTCCAAAGACTTTACCGGCCTGCGGACTATTCACTGGAGTATGCATTGCCTGTGTCAGCCATCGCACGATACGGGGATTCGTCAGTATTTCGGTTGTCACCTTAGCGCCTCCAACAGCCGTACCGAGTCCAACTGTCAATGCCCCAGCAATTTTTGAACCAAAAATGCGGGTCGAACCATCCGCTTCAAAGGTGACAATAAACGGAAAGTGGCGTGCCGCATAGGGGACTTCTCTCCCATGCTGCGCGAGGACCATGGCCGTTTCCCCCAGATGGTGTAACTCATCAAGCATACGCGGATCAGGGAAGAGTTCTTTGGCCACATCGGGATTGCGGCGCAGCATGTTGACATGGTCAACCAGGCGACGCCCATCAATCATTCTGGTTCCTGGATCAATGTGGAAAGCCGGGGCCAACGCATCATGTTGGACTGCTTCCCAGGCAATGGGGTCGTTGACCACCTGGCGGTACTTTTTGAGTAGCACCGGGTTATCAAGCACCGTGAGGGCCTGTTCCATGGCATCGGCTTTACGCAGCGCCGCTTTGAGCGGTTGCAGACTATTGCCGTAGAGAACTTGCTCAGCTGGTCCACGGATGGCATGAATCCCATCAAGCGCTTTGCCAATGTCCAGGTTCCCCTGACGATCAGTGGCGCTGCGAAAGATATCAGAGAGCCGGAGTTCCCCAGCGGTTTTCCAGTAGGGACCAGCCTGGCGCTCAAGTTCCTTCAGCACAACCGGATCGTCAGTAGTCAGGGAGCGTTGCAGCGCTGACGCCTGCCTAAGACTTTGCTGGATGTTGGGAACCTGATTCCCTGACCACAAGACTTGCGCCATGCCCGTACTTTGGAGTTCCTGCATCTCTGTGAGGGCGGCATCGAAGTTGGTGACCCCTGTAACTGGATCGCGGTTGCGCTCAAGGAGCTGACTGAGACGAATGTCGCCAACTTGTTTGGCATCGATGGGGGTCATCTGCCTGGTAAGATCCTGGTAGATCAGGGGATCAGTCGTGGTCAGAGCCTTTTCCATAGCGGCAGTGCGGTCGAGTTGCACTTTGAGTCGGTTAATCTGTCCCTGCGGAAAGAGCTCTGCTTCAGCAATAGGCGTAAGCGCCTGTAAACGTTCCTGGACTTTCGTAGGCGAGAGGACTTTCGTCACGGTATCTGTGCTGATGTTCTCCATACGGCGTAACCACATAAAACCGACTCTATCCATGAGCGTGTCACCCAGCACAAAGCGCAGGGCCTTCAAATCCTCTGGGCGTTCATTTTGTACGATATGGGTTAGGACGTCATCAGGACTGGCTTTGGAGAGTTGCATCATCAACGGTGAGTTATAGAGCCGTGCTCCACGCTCATAGAGCGCTTGAGCATCGCGCAAGGGACGTTCAATACTTGGGTCAAGGACTCTGGCGGTTTTGAACAGTTCCCCTTCAAGATTCTTTTGGGCATTGCCCCACAGAAGTTCACGCAACCGTTCACCAGCTTCTGCTGGCTGATTGCCAATGTTCATTCCTGGATGACGCCTGAGTGCGTTCAGTTCAGAGAGAATTTGCTGGGCTTCATCGAACTGGACGAAGTTTGGTTTTTCAAGCAGGTTGCGTGCGATAAGGATATGGGGATCTTCCATCGCTGGCACACGACCCATGCGACCCTGGCCTTCCATCATCGCTTGGGGTACCTGGAGACCTTGCTCGTAGCCACCAAGAATAGTACGGGCTTCCTCCTTGAGCGGCTGCAGATTGACCATCCGCCCTTCAAGCATCTGGTTCATCTGCGTGAGCGTTTGTCCCAACTCCGGGACCAGTTGGCGGTCGACGTAGATTGCTAATGGTTGGGTAGCATCGCCTTTGAGCTTCTGCGCTTCGTCAAGAATGGTGGTCAGACGCGTACGAATATCAAACGCCATATCGGCAGTAATGGTGTCCGGAAGCATCGCTAGAGACTTTTTGATGTCTTCCAAGTCGTGAAAGATACTGAGGTTCTGGGTACCTGGCGGCGCAGGAGTGCGCTGCAAACTGCTTTTGAGTGCTCTGGCATCGACAGGCGATTGATTCACGACGTCGCGCAGATGCGCAAACGCTTTATTGGTTGCTTGTTGTTGCTGCTCAATAGCCTCAGGAACACGCCTGAGCACTTCTCTGGGAACATACTGTAAATCTTGATCTGTCCCCATAGAGAGATGCGGACGTAGCCGCGCCTGAGCGTCAAGTGTTGTCTGACGCCTGTTTGGCAAGATGGGACGCAGCGGCGCTTCTAAATCAAGCATCGAGCGTTCAACTGGTTGTGCAATATTTTGTTCTGGACTTCCGGATACAGCCCCGCCTCGAAAATGGGTCTGGTACTGCTGGAGTTCATTGTCAATAAGTTGTCGGGCTTTTTCTTTGATCTGTCTAAAACGTCCACCGCCAGGGAGATGTTCGAGCAGTTCAGACGTGCTCCGTAAAAAGGGACTCTTGGTGGTTACGCTGACTGGCGCCTGCCCACCAACACTTTCAAGAGTTTGCCTTACGGTTGTTCCCTGAGGTGTTTCAGCGACAGCGCGCCGCATCGCATTCACCGTGCCGCCAGCGCCAACTCCGGAAAGTTCACCGGTCGCCGTGAGAATGCCATGAAGTTCGGGATCATTGTAATGCTCGCTATCCAGAAAATTGGCAGCGCGTGCCGCAACGTCAGCGCTGAGCCCTGTGACAATTGCCTTATACACCGTAGGGCCAACCTGCTGCACAAAGTTCCAGAGACGCGAGCGACCCAGTTGTGTTGCCACGGGAATCGCTGCTGAGCCTCCAGGAATGGCAAGTGATATGGCAGTTGGTACCCCTACTTCGAGTTGCGCTCGTGCGCCACGACGGACTCTATCACGCATTTGTTCATCAGACTCACCGGGTACTTGCTCTGGAATGTTTGTGCCGGCATAACTGCCCATCCCGCGCTTGAGTGCCCCAGGAATTTGCTTGAGTAGACGCTGATACCAGGGAGAAGTATCGCGTGGATCATCAAGTGTTGCTCCTGTCAACCTTGGTCCCTGTAAAGTCTGCGGTGTTGCCTTCGGTGTTGTCTGCGGCGTTGTCTGTACGGATGGCGGAGGGCCAATAAGCTTATCGGTTTTTGCCCGGTCCCCTGGCGAATACGTTTCGTAGTCACGCCAGATGTCTGCTTTCTCTTCATCGGTATACGTACGCGGCATTAGTTTGCCTCATCCGATTCATCGAGTAATTCCTTGCCCGTGCGCGGTTGCACATCTTCTCCTGGTTCACTGCCAAAATAAAAGTCTTTCTCGGGTTTACGGGTTTTGGGATTAATCCCTTTGAGCATGAGCGCTTTCTCAACAACGGCCTTTTCTGGTCGCAAATAGCTGGTTTGTAACGCCACCAGCTTTTCCCGCACGGCCGAAGGACTGGTGGTCCAGGCGACCGGGTCAAAGAGTTCGTTGGCCAGTTTGATATCGGCAACTGCGACCGTTTTTGCGCCGGCTGAGGCGCCTTTTTTAATAGCGCTGGCATGCAGATAGGCGAGGACCGCTGCCAAGACACGCACCGTTGGGGCGCCAGGATTCATCATGTCCTGCGCGGCTTGTGGGTTTTCTGCCAGCACCTGGTTAATATCCCCGCGGGTTTTGGCCAGATCGATCACGCGTCTGGTGGCATCGACCGCTTGCGTCAGCGTCTTTTTATCGTTGGGGTCTTTGTAAGCGCCAATGGCTGACGCGGCGGTTTGCCAGGCATTGTTGAGAAAGCCGCCGATACCGACACTGCGCCAGTTGAGCAGCGGATAAATATCTCCAGACACCTTTTCCGCCATCTCAATCGCATCCAGGGCCGCAATCTGCGGTTCCGCTTCTTTGACGCGGCGCTGAAACAGCGGCTCTTGCTTCCTGGCATCCAGGTAGTCCTGGATTTTCGTAAAGTTGGCATCGTCCATGGTCGCAAGATCGCTGGATGGAATAACCCCTCGCGTATGTAACCGCCTGGCCACGGCGACTTCGTCATGCGTAAACGGCGGTAAGCCTTTGGCGCGACGTTCTGCGGCAATGGTATCAGCGATACGTTTCGGTGTCGGGCCGGAGCCAGGCTGGGTTGGCACCGCTGGCACCGCGCCAGCATTCCTGTTACGGTACGCCTGATCGTGCTGTGGCGTTGAGGTGGCCGTGGGAGGGGCTGGACTTGCTGGCGGCGGCGCGTCAACCGCTTCTGCCTGGTTGGGATACGCTCGCAGGAAACCACGCAGCGCTGCCATCGTTTTGAGTTGGAGCGCTTGCGGATCATCCGTGAGCATCCCATCCATGACCTGTTTGCCGTAGACTTCGCCTGTTTTGGTAAAGTAGTCTTGATACGAGCGCTCAAGGGCTGGCACGGGTGCCGCCTGTCCTGGAGGCCCGCTAGCGGCCCGTGGTGCCACGCGCTGCGGTGCGGGTTGTGCAGGGGCTGTACTCCCTGGTGCAGGCTGTGGCGGAGCCACAGGAGGGGTTTGCGGTGGTGTCTGGCCTGTGGCGCCTGGCAGCGGCGCATTGAAGGGGTAATAGCCACCCTCGGCACTGCCACGGACCGAACGGTTGACGATAATCTGCATCAACTGCGTATCTTCCGGTGCGGGATCTTCGCCACGTTCTAGTGCCCCAAAGTAGCGCCGCATGGATTGCAGTTGTGCGGTATCTTTGATGCCCGCCGTTTTCTTGAGTTCACCCTCGGCCGCAGCGGCCAACATGGGATTGCTCTTATCAGCGGCCATGACTGAGAGACTGCGCAGCTTGCGGATATAGGCGGTTTCTCCCATACCGCCAAGCGTCGCCGACTGCGCATCGTACTCGTACTTCCTGGTCTGAGGATTGAAGATATACGAGCCGTGCGCGCCAGCAGAAATAGGCTTGGGCCGCTCCAACTCTTCGCGGGTTTTCTGAATACGCAGCCGCGCCTCTTCCAATGTCAGGGGCCGCATGGCCCGCCGCTGCTGCAACTCCTCGTCTTTGTCGATCAGCTCGGGGACAGCTTGCAAACCTTCGGCCGTGGCGGTAAGGGCTGGCCCAAGGACTTTGAGAGCAGTGGGGAAAGCCACTAGTCCTCTCCTCTCTTTTCGAGGATGACCGCCTCGCCGCCATCCTCATGCCAGGGAAACAGCGGAAAACGCGTGGCATCGTCAGGCGGGCGATACTCCGGAAGAAAGCGCTGCGTTACTTCGAGGAAGGCTTCCGGGGTCACAGCGCACACCCCCAGAAAACTCCGCGCGTGGCAGTAGTGATAGATTTCCCGCAGCGTCAGGGGCGTAATCTCTTGAGTCGTGATACGCATATGTCCTGAAACCCATAGAGTGATTAGATGACATTTTTACTCTAAGCCATAATCATACGCGTAAGCGGCTGCGGGGGGCCCTCCGCCAGTATCGCCGCCTCCAAACGATTTGATAAAGTCGGTGTTGTATTGCTGCCCCAGGGCATCGGTCGACGTCCCTACGTCAGGATTTTGTCCTCCCCCTCCGCCCCCAAAGAGTTTGCTCAGCAGTCCCACGGCCCCTGGACTCGTCGCCGCGCCGCCAAACAGCAGTTTGCCCAGTTGGGCGACCTGGTCAGAGAGACCTTTGTAGGCGCCAGACTGATCCGCCTGCGGACCACCTGAAGCGCCAGGCACGTACTGGTCAGGTTTGGGGAGTTGGGCGGGAAACGGCGGCTGTGGCGGATCGGGACTATACGGGCCTCTGAGCGGATTATAGGCACTCAGTGCTTGTCCCTGGCTACTTAAGAAATGCTGCATCGCCTGTTGCTGCAACTGGTTATAGTACGGCGCCATGGCATCGGCCGTGGCTCTGGACGCGGCGCCGCCGTCTGACTGTCCGCGCATCGCCAGATCACGTTGCACGCCACGGAGCAGGTTATCGGTCATGCCCTGACTCATCGGCTGGTAGAGTTGCTGGGCGCCAGCGGCGACCTGTGCCGGGTCACTGAGGCGCCCGGCCACGCCGGCCCGGCCTTCATTCGCCGTAGCGGCATTGGCTCTATCCGTGGCTGTTTGCCCCGTTTGTTCCTGAAACGCTTGCTGCTGCTGCTGCTGGTAGTGTTGGAGCAGGGCTTGATACATCTGGGCGTACTGCGTTTGCTGCTGAAAGTTGCCCTGGGACTGGTTATAGAGCGTCTCGAGACGCTTCAGGACTTCAGGCATGGCGGCGAGACTCAAGGCAGACCCGGTCAGACCGACACCGCTGGTCAGCAGTGGGCCAAGCGTATTGATCCAATCCATGGTGCCGGTGCCGCCTGTATCTGTACCGCCTGTACTTTCCGCCATACCCCGTCCTCCACTGTCTTGTAAGGTATCACCGCCCGTGCTGCCTCCCAGTGCCTCTTCCCCCGCCCCACCGGCAAACGAGCCCGCCGTCCCGAGCCCTGGAATCCCCGTATAGGCGCTTGCCACGGAGCCAAGGAATCCCCCTGCCGAAGCACCACCAGGATTTTGCGCCAGGTTGCGGGCACTGTTGAGCAGCGAGGCCCCCTGCAAGGCCTGCTGTCCGGTAATGCCGGTGCCAAAGAGGCCTTCGCCGGTCGAAAAGGTACTGGCGGGCAAGGCCCCAAACGTGCCGCCTTCCAGTTCTGGCGCCAGGGCTGCCCCGGTAGCAGCACCCGTTTCTCCGACGCCGGCGCCCGCCCCAGCCGCCGCGGCTCCCGGCGCCAGAGCGACACCGCCGGCAAAGGCAGCGGCTGCCAGCGCCGCAAAGAGATACGGATCGTTTTCCACAAAGCCAAAGAACCCGCCCGTGCGATCATCGTGCACGTTCCACTTGCCACTTGCCGGGTCATAGTTTTGGTACACGCCGGACGGCACCAGGGAGGGCGGCGCTGGGGTGGGACGTGTCTGCCCGCTCTGCGGGTCCTGGTAGGTCCCAAAAAACCCCGGTTGGCCTTTGCCCCAGTTATACCAGTCCTCAGGGGTGAGCAGCGTCGGCGCACGGTTGGCGATGTCAAACCAGTCTTTGCCCAGCGCGCCATAGGGATCGCCGTAGGTGCCACTGTCGCCGCCGTCATCCCCCATCGTAGTCACCCGCCTCAGAGAGCCGCGTCAAGAGCATACACCACCTCAATCCGCGCCTCGCCGGTCGCCGCAAACACGCCACCAATCGCAGAGAGCACGACGGCCGTCGCTGCCGCATAGATCGGCTGGTTGCCGGAGTGAAACGCACTCTGGCCCGTAACCGCATTTAGGGCCACGCCATTGGTGCCCCACAGATCAATCGTGCTGCCGTCGCCGATGGTGTACCCCGTCAGTCCAGAACCCGTGCCAAAGGCGATCGTGTTGGTGACGAAGACCCCACTGACGCGAGCCCCAGCGGGAATGGCATCCGTCGCACTGAGGATAGCGGCCGCATTGATTGACGACACCACCACCGTATGCCTGAGCAGTGGTGCCCCAATGGTCCAGTTGTTGAGGTCCTGGAAGGTGTACCCATCCTTGTCAAAATCCAGGTCGTAGGTGCCTTCTTCCACGTAGAAGTCCGCCGTGCCGTAGGTCGCGTTGTTCACAAAGGGATTGGCTTTCGGGACGGCGCCGGCCGCGTCATCAAATAACAGTGCGAGGGTGGCCGTGCCGGCAATCGTGACGGTGACGGTGACTCCCGTCACAATAGCCCCTGCGGTGGTTTGCAGGACGCGATTAAAATGCCGAATGGACATGGCGTGTTCCTAGCGTGGCGTCACATCAAAGCGCAGCACCCCGCAGGCAGGGGTGATGGCGCCCGAGGCCGAATTATTAATCATGCGGGCGCGCACCGCATTGCCCCCGGTAATTTCCGCCGTCAGCACCAGGTCTTGTACCAGGGCACTGGCACACGACGCGGTGACAAAACTATTGGCCGCGGTGGTCGGATAGGGAGGTGTCGTAAAGACCGTGGTATTGGAATAGATCGCATCACTGATGGCAATTTTACAATTGGCATCGAGATTGTTCCACCCAGACCCGGTACACGACCCGCCAGCGACGCCCGCCGGAATCGCCGTCGTGCAATCATTATTGAAACACACCATAAACGAGGTCGTCAGACGGGTATTGAGGGGCGACAACTCGGGACGTCCAATCGATGCATTGGCGCCGCTGCGCACATCCGCCGTAATGTAACCCGTATCGGGATTGGGAATCCACAGCGTGGAGGTAAAACTATCGGGGATAATGCTATCGAGGATGCGTAAGCCTTTGTTGACCTGCGCACAGGTCCCACCACCACCGCACACGGTGGCGGTACAAACCCCGGCCCCAAACCCTAAATTCCCCCCACTCATGAGAAAATCGCAGTCGCTACTCGTGTAGCAGGTGCGCCCATTCCAGGCCCCGCCGACACAGAAACTGCCGCAGGCCGCGCCGTTATTGGTACACTGCGCTTCCGCCCAGACTTCCCGGGTGTCTTGCGGCATACAAATGGCATCGCCGCCAGCGCAGGTGAGGCCTCCGGAGGTATTGGAGCACGGCGGATCGGTCGTTGTGCACAGCGCGCCGGCGTTCGCACCACTGGCACAGAGGCAGTGTTGCACGCCGGCAAAATAGGCCGGGGTCTGCCGCGTGCCGCGCAGATGCTCAATGGTCAGATTGCGCGTATTAATCAGGTTGAGCTTCGTGCGGGCGAGCGGGGTATTCGTGGCTGCGCCGTAGACCGGACGAATGGAGCCAATGTTGAAATCTTGCAGCTTCATATCATCGCTGGACTCAACATGGACGGTGGGACTGCGCGTCCCGCCTTCGGCCTGAAACATCGAAATGGTACAGCCGCCCGAGTTGAACAAATAGATTTCGTTATCTCTATTCGCCCCAAGCCCCATGTTGATATCATTGAAGGACGTTTGCCCGCAGCGCCCCTGGTAAAAGGTAATGGGGCCACTGCGCTGCTGTCCCACCATCACATGCTCCACCCGGCTATATTCCAGGCCAAGCCCGTCAATGGTTTTAATATCGAGGCCCGTTGGTTCGGTGGTGGCGGTACGAAAGAGCACCGGGTTATACGGCGCATCACTCACCTGATTACTGTTGCGTACATCGACCCGCAGAAAGCTAAAATTGCACCCCCAACAGGTGGCGTTGTAATACATAATCCCGGCACTTTGGTAATTCGCATCGACCAGGAAATGCACATGATCCATACTGAGCTGGAGGCGTGAGGACGTCCAGCCACTGCCACTGCCCGCCGTGAGCTGGTAGGCCGTCGCCTGGAACTTCAGCGCTTGCGTCCCGAGGACCTGGGGGAGTTCAAAACCCAGATTGCTGATACGCTGATTCCAGGCCGGCTGCGGATTAAAGGTCGTATAGCTCGCATCGCTAAAATGGGGCGCGTCTTCCGACCAGGTAATTTGACTGGTCCCCAGGGCGGTATCAAAGCTCGTGCCGCAGCCCATGAGCAGACTGGCGGTATCACTTTCGCCGACAAGCCAGATGACGTTGTACTCATCTTTGCCGCCATAGGTGCGGGGCATGACAATCGAACTACAGCTTTTATAGAGCCCGCGCGGAAAATAGACGATGCCTCCCCGTGGGCTGAGACTGTCGGCTTGATCGGTACTGGCGCCGTAGGCGAGCCCGGTGCGTAAGCCATCGACGGCGGCCTGAATAGCCGCCCGATCATCATTGGTGTTATTGCCAAAGGCGCCGTAGAGTGGATCGCGCACGCTGTAGCGTTGACTGAGCACCCAGGAGCGTGGGACGCGCAGATCATCGACGAGCGTAATGACCCCAGCGCTGACAAGAACGCGGGCAAAAATGACTGTGGAGGTTTGGGCGGCGGGTCTGGTCGCCGCTTTCTGCCAGAGATAGTGCGTGCCACGCTGCCGCGTCCAGGTACTGACGGCGGTACTGGTATCGCGGTGCAGGCCGAGCCAGTAAATCCCGTCACCTCCCGTCAGTGGCCCAAGGGTGGCGGCACTCTGCGTGACGTAGATCAGGCTCAGCGTGCTGCCCTGCACGTAGCCCTGACAGGCAAAGGCGGCGAAGGTGGCTGACGAGGACGGCACAGGGGGTAAGCATCCTGACGTCTGAAACGGCGCCAGGGCATCGCCAAAAAAGGCTTCAAGCTCGCGCTGCGGGTTGGGATCCCCATGCGTATTTCCTGCAAATGAACTATTGGAAAGTACAAAAAGAAGCATAGCCAGAATGACTAATCGTTTCACTAGACACCTAGAATAGACTGTGTTAAAGTACCAACGGCTCTGAAGTAGCTCCCTGGAAGGGATTGAAACGAAGATGAGCTCTTCTGTGATATCGGCCGTACAGGCAAAACGATATCCAGTTACTTCAGAGCTAAATCCTCATCGGTCGCGTCAAAGATTTCTGTGACAATTGCCACTCGACGCCTCTGAGCGTCAGCGATCCTGCGCCGGTCAACTCCGTCCACAACACTTCGCCTGTGCGTCCAATATCCCAGAAGAGTTCGTCTTCGATCTGCGCTTCCACTCCTGATCCTGGATACGCCTGGGCGGTAAGTGTGACGCGCTTGGTTTGCCTGACGTGTTGTGGCATCCGGGCTGGTCCCAAAACAAAATCTCCCACCACTTGTTGCCCAGCGTAGATGGCAAAGAACTCCGCCAGAAACCGGCGCAGGTAGGCCCGACGCATCGGTTGCGGCAGCGGCGGAAAGCGCACCTGCCAAGGAATCGGTACGCCGTCATCGCGCAGGTCCCCCGTAAAGATGCGTTGCACGGCGGGTTGGGCCGCGAGCCCGGCCTGCGTATAGGGCAGGGCGCCAGGTTCGAGGAGCAGGTTGCAGGTCGCCCAGGGCGTTGGAAAGGTACAGATGGTCCAGGCTTTCTTGGTCACATCGAACACGAACACTCGGTCAAGCCCGGTACTTTGCGGCGTCGACGGACAGGCGCAGATATAGAGCGGCGGATTTTGGGATTGCGTGGCGACCGAGAGATGCGCCGCAGTATAGTTGAGCCCGGTAATGTCGTCATGGCCAAAAATATAGGGCCGAATGTTGTCCGAAATGACCTGATCGTTGAGACCATTAAAAAGTGCAAAGCCGCGGTGCGTCAGACGGATCATCCCGAAGTTCGGAATGAACTGCACGGTGCGCCCGGCAATACAACCCATATCCGTTTTCACCTGCGTAATCGTGGGCGCCGCGCTGCCGCCAAAGGCCCCTGAGGCTTGATAGGTTGAGAAGTCTTTAAAGAGCACTAGGACGTTATCCGGGGAAATCCCTGATTCTGCGATCGTAAAGACCCCGATGCCTGTGCCCGATTGCCCGTCATCCTTGGCTACAAAGAGCTGGTTACCCACGGGCCACGAATGAAAGTTTTCCACGTCACTCTGGCGTATCGACGAGGGGCCATCATAGGTCGACGTCGTTTGGGCCGTATTCCAGGCCCATACGGCGTTCTGGTGGATGACCATCCACTTGGCGCCAGGGATCATGTCTGCTGCTGGATCGGTCGGAAAGATGCTGAAGCTCGCGCCGTTGGTCACGTAAGGCACGGTATAGCCATCCGTCATGAGCGTCTGGTCCAGAAAATTCAGCATCGTGGGCGTGTCGTACTGGAGTGCAAACGTCCCCAGCAGCGTCCAGGGCGTCTCGCTGCGGTAGAGTTTCTGCGTGCCGTCCACTTCACTGGTAATACGCAGGCGAAAGATCGACCCATTATTGAGAGAGAGCGAGTTGAGGTCCAGCACACTTACCACAGTCGCCGGGATCGTCGGTGGGGCTTCCACCGTGACCACCCCATCGCGGACCCGCAGTGCGCCCGTCTGATCGAGCAAAAAGTTCTCGCAGCGCAGCAGCTCAGTCGGCTTCAGCGTCCAGGGTGAGGCGACGGTGTTCAGGCCTCCACTGAAATCTGCTTTGGTGACTGGTTTCAGATTCTCAGGCATGCTGTGCTCTCATGGCACAATGGTGCCAAATCCACTACCATAAATAGGCCCACCAATATATGAACCGTAAGCCCTAACACTAAATGTACCATCAAGTTGCTGCCAAACAGGATCACCACAGATGTCTTTACAGGCTTCCAGAAAATCCTGCATCAAACTCTTGGCTTCTGCCCGGCTCTGCTCCGCCTCGCGCACCTTACTTAACACATACAGTTCCAATGGCGCCAGGAAGGCCGAGGGCAGCTCGACCGCATCCGTACTGAGACCCACGGGCAGTGGCCGACGCAAGCCCTTTAACCACACGCTACAGTGAGTCACCGGCGCGCCAATCTCATGCGTGCCAGGCCGCGTGCCCGCCCGGCCTCGCCTCAGCACCGAGACAACCTTGGTGGTCGCATTCACCAGGCGATACTCAATCAATTCACCTTCAATCCGTACCCACCCATAGGAGAGAAAATTGGTGGTATCGCTCACGGTAAACGACGTAACATTGGCTTGCGACAGCGCGACTGTCAGAGCAGTAACGGGATCAGTCTGGTTTGGGGCGCCGTAGAGCGACAGGTCCAGAGCCCCAGCCCGGCGATTCATGGAGTACGTCAGGGGCTGACCGACGTAGGCACTGGGGTAGATCCGCCACATCTCGTCCAGATACACGCACCGTAGTTGATTCACCCACAGGGCTTCGACACTCACCCATTTTGAGTCGAGCGTGTATGACTCAGCCATATTGGTCGACGGAAAGACAAACCAGTCGGGGACGAGCCAGTTACAGCGCCTCGACATCTCCAGAATCCCATTCGTCAGCCAGCGATAGAGCGTCTGGGCTCTGAGGAACGACCCATCCAGATCAGGCTCAGGCTCGCCGGCGTCGTTGTACACCGGGTCCGGGATCTGGTCGCGGACACTGTTGATAATGGACGCGGCAGTCTCCACGGGTGTAAACGGATCGTAGACGCCAACAACTGCTTCGGCACTTAATACTGGAGGGATGTCAGCCATTAGCGCACCGCCTTTGTCT